GACTGGCGTGCGGCCGCCTGGCTGGTCGAGCGCAGGTTCCCCCACGACTTCGGTCGGCACGTCCTAGAGACAGTGGACGGAAGCGCGATGGATGAACTCCACGCCAGCCCTGACCAACTGCGCGCCCGTCGAGAGGCCGTAGTCTCACGTCTGATGGCCCTGAGCCCCCCTGAGACAGACGAACCCGGGCAGGACGGGGGTGCATAGGTATGGAGGGGCTCGTGCGCTCTCCCGGCCTGGTGCTGCCCCAGGGGGTAGACCTCTCGGCCCTCCCCCAGGACTTGCTGGAGGAGTTGGACGAGTTGGAGCAGATCGAGGCGGCGAACCCCCTCGCGCGAGCCCTCCTCGACCCGGCCGGTAGGGGAGGGGCCAGCCCGAAGCAGATGGCATTCATCCAGGACCAGGCGCGTCGCCTGTTCCTGCGCTGCGGAAACAAGGTCGGGAAGACGTGGATCATCGGCGTCTGGTTGTGGCTTGCGATGCTGGGGGAGCACCCCTGGCGGCGAGGCCTGAAACCCCCTCTCCAGGTGCTGTACGTCGTCAGCGACCTAGAAGCCTCCTATGCCGACGACGTGTGCTCCAGGCTGCGGGAGGTCGAGCCCGCAGGGCTATTAGCTGCCAACTGCCGCTACGACACCGTGCGCGGGTACACCGTGCGCGGGAGGCGCGGCATCATGCTTCGCAACGGCTCCCACGTCATCTTCCGCTCGGGGTGGCAGGATCCGGGGGCGCTGGCGGGCATCAGCCCGCACGTCGTCGCGGTCAACGAGCCCCCGCACCGCAAGGTATGGGGGGAGATCATGCGAGCCGCCGGGCACCACTCGGCGCCGATCCTGATGGGCTTCACCCCGGTGGACTACCGGGCCGAGCCGGGGAAGCCCCCCCTGCGATGGCTGCGGGAGGTCGTAGAGGCCCAGGAGTCGAAGTGGTCGCAGACCGTGATCCACCTTACCCCCGAGGACTGCCCGCACCGGGATCCTGAGAGCATCGCAGAGCAGCTGGCCGACATACTTCCCTGGGAGAGGCCCCAGCGCGTCTACGGGGAATGGGAAGGGGTCGCCACGGACCGCGTGCTCCAGGGGTACGACGTGCGGCCGAAGGATAAGGGCGGCAACCTGGCATGTGATGCCGATGCCCCGGAGCACCAGGTCACAGTAGCTCTGGCCTTCGACCACGGCGAGGTAGGCGGGCGCGAGGTCTGTCTTCTCATCCTGCTGTGGCGTGACGATGAGTCCGGGAGGCCGCACGCGATGGTGCTGGACGAGTACGTCAGTCCTGGGCGGACCACGGCCGACACGGACGCCGAGCATGTGGTATCGATGCTGGCCCGCCACGGCCTCACCCTCGGCCATGTCTCCAAGGCCTGGGGCGACGTGAACTCGGCAGGCAAGACGAGCCTCACGAACGTCAACCGTGAACTCGAGCGAGCCTTCGCCATCCTGGCCGGTCGGCCTCCCTCCCTCCCTCCCTTCCCGATCCTCACGGCGCGCAAGGGCGCGGGCTCCATCCAGTTCGGCTGGCACGTTCTCAACGTGGCCCTCCTCCAGGGCCGTCTGTCGGTCCACGAGCAGGCCTCTGGCACCAGCTACGCTTTCCGGACGTTCCGCGGGTCTAAGGTGGGCGACGACGCGGAACTTGGACACTATGTGGACACGGCCCGGTATGGGCTTGTAGAGCACTTGGACGTGAGCCGCCCTGCGTACCGAGAGGCGATGGTTGGATGAGGGAGGTCAAGCTCTTCCGCACTCGGGATATAGCCCTGGCCGCGTTTCTAGAGACGCGCGGACACTCGTACCGCGCCGTGCGCGATGAGGCTGGGCGGGTCTGGTTCCGCTTTCGGACGACCCGCCCTGCTGATACCCTCGCGTTCAACCTGGGCGAACTCGTGTCGGCCGCAGACTACTCCAGGGCGATATACCGAGCCCGCGAGTGGATCTGGATGCTGCGGCGGGACCAGGAGAACGGGAGACGCGGACGATGAGCGCAACGAGCAACCTGAGCAGCGATCCCCACCTCCCTGGCGGGGCCGAAGACGCCGACCGGAGGGCTCACACCCGGAAGCGGCGGCGGATCCTGACGGGCCAGTGGCAGAGTCTCGTAATCGACCACATGGCGGAGCACTTTCACAAGCTCCGTCAGTGGATCATCGGGAAGCCGGACCTCAGCACGAACACGCTGCGGTCGGTCGTGCGCCAGGTGTCCGCCCTCTACGACACTGAGCCCATCGTGCGTGGTGACGAGAGTGTGGACGAGGGCTGCCTGGGGTTGATGCTGAACGCTGTCCGAATGGGCGGCTGGTGGCAGCTGGGCACGCGGCACCAGCAGTGGGTCGAGGGGATGCGCGAGAGCTTCGTGCGGCCGACATGGACTCCCGACCGGGGCTTCATGTTCCGGCTGGTGACCCCCGACATGGTGTATGCCGAGGCTCACCCCGACGACCCCGACCAGCCGGAGTACATGGTCGAGGCGCGGTCCAGGATCATCAACGGCAAGCTAGCCTGGACGTGGGACGTGGTGGACCTGCGAGAGGAGGGGAGCCCGACGTTCAAGGTGGTGCAGCCCATCCAGCGTGGTCGCGGCTGGCAGGAGCTGGATATCACCGAGCAGGTGCTCGGGCGAGACCTCTCGGGGCCGAACTACCCCTGGCGGCTCCAGGACGAGACCCCGGTCATGCCGTACGTACTCTACCACGCGGCGCGGACGGACCGCCTGTTCGACGCACTGGAGGGCCGGGAGCTTGTCGAGGGGACTCTGACCATCGCGGTCCTGTGGACCTGGTGGCTGCACTGTGTCCGTGACTCTAGCTGGGTGCAGCGGTACACCAAGGACGTGAGCCTGAAAGGCAGCGAGGAGGGGGCGAAGGGACTCCCCGAGATCACCCACGCATTTGCGGTAACGGACCCTCAGACGCTGCTTCAAATGCGGAGCGACGACGGCCAGGGTGGAGGCGAGATCGGTCAGTGGGCTCCTCCGGTCGACCCGGCCACCTTGGGTCGCGCCATCGCAGATTTCGAGATCCGCCTGGGGGCCCACTTCAACCTCGGACCGCAGGACTTCCAGCGCAGCGGGCCCGCTGAGTCTGGGTACGCCATCAGCCTCAAGCGGTCTGCGGTGCGGGAGGCCCAGCGCAGGGCCGAGCCACAGTTTCGCCGTGGGGACGAGTTCCTGCTCCGTCTGTGCGCCGTCCTCCTCAACAGGGGCGGGGCTCCGGGCGGCCCGTTCCCCGAGGAGGGCCTGAGCATCGAATATCCGGGTCTACCGATGAGCCCGCAGGAGGTGATGGCGCGGACCGAGGAGCTTGCCAAACTCCACCCCCTGGGTCTGGTGTCCCCGGTCGACGCATACCTCGCCTTGCACCCTGGGGCAACCCGTGAGGCCGCCATGGACGCGCTCCAGGAGGTCTCCACCGAGAACCGAGTGCTAGGGGTGGCCCCTGGCGGAATGACGAACCCATCAGCCCTCTAGGGCAACAGGAGGAGACATGAGCGAGACAGGACAAGGCGGCGGGGCGGACATGGTCCCGAGGTCGAGGCTGAACGAGGTCATCGAGCAGCGTAACGCCGCGCGGGAGCAGGTAACCAAGTTCCAGGCTGACATGACTTCGGCCCAGGACGAGGCCCGCGGGTTGGCGGCAAACGCGATGGGCTACAAGCAACGCGCGACCGAGGCCGAGAGCCAGTTGCAGGAGCTACAGGAACTCAAGTCCAAGGCTAAAGAGGTGGACTCTCGCGCCAAGGATCTGGAGGGCCTGGACGCGCTGCGGCAGCAGGTGGCCGACATGCGCGGTCAGCTGGAGGCCAAGGACAAGCAGCACGAGCGACAGTCCGCGATGCTCCTGGCCGGGGTCGATGACCCGATGGCCCAGCGCATGGTCGGGGAGGCCTTCCAGGAGCAGACTGACAAGGAAGACGGGCACCAGGACTTCGGCGCGTTCTTCGATGCCCTCAAGGCTGCGCCCCCGCGCTGGCTGACCCCCTACATCACCCCCCCTGCTGCCGGAGGAGCGCCGGACGCTCCGGGGGGGAGGGTAGAGTCCACCCCCCAGGGCAGCGCCCCGCCAGCCGCCGCTGGGAGCCCTCCCTCAGCCACTCCCCTGCCCCCCGGCAACGAGCAGGTGACGCCGCCGCCCAGCGTAGTCGACGAGTCGGATCTGGCTGCTCAGATCAAGGGCATGGACCGCGAGGGCTTCCGCGAGTCGGGCCTACTCAGGGATCCGTTCAGGGGACTCTAGCCGCCTGAATCCTGTCTAGCCTCAACGTGAACAGGGAGTGAACAGCCGCCCCCTTACAAGGTCCGTGCCAACGCTCCTGCCAGGTTCTCTCCCCGGAATCGCCTAGATCGCCAGGAAGGCCCCTGAGAGGCCGGTGCAGCCGCAATCGTTCGCTGGGCTACCTTCCCTATTCTGGAAAATAGTTCGTCGAAACGGGGTACGTCTCCCATGCGAGGCCCGCCTGTTGTGCGTCGTTTTCTGGCCCCCTTGCCCGCGCGCGACCCCCCTGGAGACCTCTTGACGCCCCTGCTCGCGCTCCGGTACACCTAGACAGTGGCCCCGCGTCGTGGCGCGTAAAACTCGGATGGGCGGACCGTAAACCGACCGAGTTTGGAGCACACGATGGCGACTTTGACCACCACTTCGCAGGCCGACATGATCGTGGCCGCGACCCTCAACCAGGCCGTCTACGACCTCATCGCGGACCGCGTGGACCTGCGTTTTACCACCTACATGGCCGACGACCCGTCCGGCAGCGGCAGCGCCGCGGTCAAGATCCCGCAGGTGCAGTTCGACGAGATCATGACGGCCCCGGGCGAGGGCGCGAGCGTGGCCTCGTCCAACCTGGCGGACGGGGAGACCACCCTGACAGTCGCCCGGTACGCGACCCGCTACGACTCCAGCGACCTGCTCCAGATGATCATGCCCAACGGCAACCTGGACCTGGCGCGGCTGGCAGCTGGGATCAGCATGTCGGCGCGGCGTGCGGCCGCGAAGCTCATCTGCGAGGCTATCGACGGCTTCTCTAACACCGCAGGAACTACCGGCACGGTCCTGACGGTGGACGGCATTTATGACGCCATCTTCCTCCTGGAAATCGCGGACGTTCCCGGCGGCGACTCCTTTTGCGTCCTCAAGCCCAAAGCCTTTACCGAGTTCCAGTCCAGCCTGCGGGGCGAGGGCGGCGCGGTGCAGTACCAGGCGGCAACCGCCGAGATGCTGGCCATGAAGGGTCAGGGGTTCAAGGGCATGTGGAACGGGATCGACTTCTGGACCTCGCAGCAGGTCCAGGACGACGCCACCGACTACCAGGGCGCCCTGTACGGGCGCGGCGCGGTCGCCATGACCGAGGCTACTCCGCGGCTCCTGCGGGACCGCATCCCGGTGACCCCGTTCCTCAACGTCGCCGTCGACGACTCGGCCGTGTGGGTCGAACTTGAGCGGAGCGCGGCGGGCGGCCTGACGATGGTGGTGGGTAACTACTATCCGGCAGCGGCCATCAACGAGGACGACCGCGGCGTCACCCTGCTGAGCGCCGTCTGATAGACCGGGGGGCGGCGGATAGTCTGCCGCCCCCCGCCAACCACGACTCGCAACAGCGCGTGCCGCCCCTCACGGGATAGCGGACGCGGGCGAGGAGGACAGCATGGTTCAGGTACGACCGAACAGCGGCCCCCAGGGGCTCACCGTTTCCCCCGAACTCATCCGAGGCCGAGGCACGGTCGAGTCCGAGGGGCTCCCGCGTAAGGGCGCCTCCCCCAACTCTCCCTGGGAGTATATGCACCACCCGAACCGGTGGGGCTTCTCCCCCGAAATCGGCTTCCATCCCCAGCTAGGCAAGTTTCACCACACCAAGGGGCTCGGCGGCATCGACCAGCGCGGCAACCTGGGCGTGGCCCAGGGCGCGTTGATGAAGCGTGGATGGACGGTCGTCCAGGCCGACGACGTGCGGCTCCGCAAGCTGGATCTGGTGGTCCACGGCCAGCCCTGGAACGGGGACTCTGGCTACGTCAAGCGGTGGCCGGTGCAGGGCGGGGGCTCCCACCATAGGAGCGTCTTCGACGCGCCTCGCGTGGTTGGGGACCGTGTCCGCCGCTGGGAGGTGGACTACAAGGCGTTGACCGAGTTCATCGAGTTCCTGCTGTCCGAGGGCATCGTCCCGAACATGGAGCCCGAGGTCTGCGACGGGATCATCACGCGGCGCGAGACTCGCCTCCTGAGCCTGGAGCAAGACGTGCTACGCAACCCCACGAACGACCTCCTCACCGGTCGCCTGGTGACGGCCCGCAGGGAAGTCGCTCAGATGCGCGGGGAGGACGTGGACGTGGCGATGGTGGAGGCCAAGGCCTTCGCCACCAAGGCGGGTGAGCAGATCCGCGCCGAGGCCGAGCAGATCCGCAAGGGCGAGGAGGCCCCCAAGGCCAAGGCCAAGGCCAAGCAGTCGTGAGCGAGCACGTCAACGGAGAGCGCCCGGGGATGCGGCGCGCGACGGAGCGCATGACCAAGCGGCTGGTCGACGGGGGGATGCCCCATCGGCAGGCCGAGATGAAGGCACGGAAGCACGCCAAGCGCGTGGAGCGCGGGGCGGCTGGAGAGAACACCAAGCAAGGGGAGCGCTGACCGACCAGCGAGCCTGAGTCCGTGGGGCTTGTCCCCACCGTTCCCCTGGAGGGAACCGACCAATGGCCGACCTGACCCCCAAAAATTCGGACCCCCGCCCGTTCGGGCTGGAAAATCCCACGGGCGTCCGCCGCATCAGCCTGTTCGCCACCAACTACGTCGACGGCGGCAACCTGAGCCACACTCCCGTCATCACCTCGGGCCGCGGGGTTCCGACCGACACTGCACCTCGGGGCTCCATCTACATTCGGATCGGGAACGTCGCGGTGGCCGGGGCGCGTATCTACGTCAACCAGGACGGCGCGGCGACCTGGGCTGCCATCGCGGGAGTCTGACCGAGGGTGGCGATGTGGAGAAGCTTCTCACCGTACTGCAATACGCCGGTCCTGGGGGCTTCGCTGTGCTGGCGGTCCTGGTCCTCTACATCTGGCAGCAGCGCCCGCTGATGCGGAAGCTACTGGAGGTCATGGACAGGGTGGCAACCCGAGACGACCTGGACGACGCCGTGTATCGCGTAGATTCTGACCGGGCCGAGTGTCGAGGGCATCTCGGGCAGGCTGCTGAGACCATGGCGCGAGTGACCGCGACCCTGGAGCACGCGAACACGGACGTGCGGTGGCTGCGGGAGGCCCACGACCGAAGGGATGAGGATGGAGTCCCCGTCTGGTACGTCCCGCGACGACTGTTCACCGAAATCGAGCGTCAGGGAGAGGCTGCGGTCAAGCGCGACGAGGCTATGCTGGAGACCCTGCGCGGGCTGAACCGAACCCTCGCGCGGGTAGAGGACCGGCTGGCCGTCCCTACGAGGAGCCACGGACCTACCCCCCCCGGGGGAGAGGCCTAAAGAATGCCCCAGGAAACCCTCTACACCGCGCGCTTCAACGCCCCGGACATGCTCCAGCGCGCGATGGCGCAGACCATCGAGCTTCCGGTGTACCGGGACGGAGCCCTGGCGGCCCCAAGCTCGGGAACGGTCTCCCTGTTCAAGGAGGACGGGACGGCGGTAGTGGATGCCCAGGCGGTGACGGTGGCGTCGAGCATCGCTACCTACGACGTGCTGGCGGCGGACCTCCCGGCGACGGACCCTGTGAGCACCCTCTGGTGGGAGCGTTGGGATCTGACCCTGGACGGGCAGTCCTACCGCTTCACTCGGGAGGCCTGGCTCGTCCTGAGACAGCTGTATCCCGTCGTGACCGACCTCGACCTGACAGCTGTCCACACGGAGCTTCGGGACTGGATGGCTCAGGACTCCTCCTCGTTGCAGGGGTACATTGATGAGGCCTGGCGGCAAATCGAGTCTAAGCTGCTGAACCAGGGGCGGCGTCCGAACCTGATTCTGAGCCCTCACGCTTTGCGCGACCCTCACTGGACCCTCTCGATGGCGCTGATCTGGACGGACTACTCCTCCCACACCGACCGCTCGGGGAAGTATCAGGCGCTGGCCGATATGTACCGGGAGCAGTTCAAAGCGGCGTGGGCGGCCCTGCGGTTCACCTACGACTTCGATGAGGACGGGGAGCCTGGCACGGACGAGCAGGGCCACGGCGCGGAGCCCGTGGTGGTCCTCGGAGCCCCGGGCAACTGGAGGCTGGGAGACGGATGACAGCCACGACCGAGACGGCCATCCACGCGGGAATAGTCGACGCTATCGAGGTGGACGTGTCGCCCCTGCTGGAGGCCTCCGAGATACTCGTCGTGGGCGATGCTCCGAGCACGCACCAGAACGAGCGGTTCTCGGTCCAGCTGGACGCGCGGAACACGCGGAAGATGCGGGACAGGGCAGGTCGTCAGGTACGGGCCTCGGTCCACGTGCGGGTCGTCCTCGCCCAGCGCCTAAACCCCAAGGACCAGGCCAAGACGCAGGTAGCCGGGTACGGGTACGCGGACTCCATCATGGACGCGGTGCTGACCAAGTTCTCCGAGGCCCCGCTCGGTGTGGTGCGGGCTCTGTGGGAGAGCACCAGCCGGGCCATCGTCAACCGCGAGTGGTACTACACGACGATAGTGCTGGAACTGGAGGCCGACATGGCCCTCCCGGGAGCTACCTGATGGCCCTGGACTTTACCAGCGGCGACCTGATGAGTTCCGTGCGGGCCGCGATTGCGGACCTGACGCCGGACTTGCGGGCGGCTGCTGTGTCCTCGTCTGGAGCCCGCGGCGAGGTGGCCGTGGCATCGGACCAGAGGCCGGTCCAGGGGGTCGTGGAACGGGTAGCCACGCGGGAGTCCAACCTGGCTGCTATCGCCCTGGCAGGGGCCTCGATGGTGCTCTTCGCCCGCGCGGTGCCGAACGTTCACGAGCAGCAGCGCGACCAGCTACGGCAGGCGGAAGACGCCTGGGCGGACAGCGAGTGGGACAGCGGAGAGTGGGACGACGCCCGCTGGGAGAGGGGCCGCTGATGCCGATCCGTTTTGGCGAGGGGTCCGACGAAGTTCGCCGCAGGATCATCGAGGATCCCGAGGCCTACTTCATCGAGAACGGCCTCGACGGGCTGCGGGAGTTGGTGCGGGCCAAGGGCGACAAGGTACGCGAGGAGATTCGCACCGAGTTGTGGGTCAACAAGCTGGTGGGCAACGCTCCGGACCAGATGAGCGGGAGGCCTTCGGCGTCCACGGGCACCAGCGCCAGCGCCTGGTTGAACCTGTCCGACGCGACCATCTTCCAGGTGGTGATGGAGCTTCGGAACGATGTGGACTACTCGGAGTGGGTACGGTTCCCTGGGGACGACGAGGGCCAGTGCGCGAAAGACAGCGAGGCTGCTTTCAGGGCGGCTGTGAACGACCTTCAGGTGGAGGTCGTGGACTACGTGAAGGATTTTTTCTCCAGCCCGTAGCGGCTGGGCTTGGAGGGTAGAAACATGGCCGAAAGCACCATCGTCAAGACGAAGCGGGATGGGACGATCACGTTCAAGGACAACGCGACACCGACTCCCCTGGAGTACGTGGTCGCGTACGAGTCCGGCGACCTGACGATCAACATCGCGGGCGAGACGGTCAACCTGTTCCTGGACCGTGGTCAGATCGGGGCGACCCCGGCGATCCGGTACGGGGATGACCAGCCGGTGACGTTCAGCTTCAGCGCGTACCTGCGCGACGTAAGCGACAACACCGACGAGACCCTGGCGGAACTCCTGCTCCGGTCCGGGGCCATCGGCAATAATTGGGAGAGCCAGATGGGCGCGAACGGGGAAGTCTTCGTCGTCCAGCTTCAGTTCGACATCGACGGAGCGTCGCACGGCGAGAGCAACCACCAGATCGTGCTGGACTACTGCTACCTGACCGGCAGCCTCAGCGAGGGCGACCCGTCGTCCATCAGCATCAACGGCACCGCGTACCAGGTCCGGCCCGCCACGGTCTCCTGACCTGTACGCTGTCCGCAGCGCGGTAGGTGTGACGATTCGCCTGCCGCGTTGCGGCTGGTGGCTACGGTCACCGCAACGAGTAATTCGGCCGAGAGGCCAACGCCCCTGGAGGCAGTATGTTCACCCGCTCGACCCCCCTGGACCACCAGACCGGCCCCACCTACGCGCTGGTTGAACTCCCCACGCGCGGCCCGCACCAGATGCACGCACCGATGCCGATCTACTCACTGGAACTTCTCGAGGCCATGTCCCGCGCTGGCGTCCACAAGCCGGTCGACGGGGAGGCCGAAGGGAACTTCGCCAAGGTGCGGCTGCACTGGACGTACGGGGGCGCGGCGATCGGCCTCTGCTGGAACCACACGACGATGGGGCTCGACGCCGAGAACGGCGGGGACTATGAGGCCTATGGCCGGGCAGTCCTGGAGGAGCTTTACGAGTACGGGTACCCGACCGAGGAACTCGGCCAGCTGCTGACGGCCACGATGGCCTTGCTGACCCGGACGGCCCTGGCGGGGGCTGGCGAAAAGGAGGTCAGCAAGCGCGAGGATTTTTCGGGTCGCCCCTCGGAGCGTACTACCTGAGGGGACTGCGAATCGGGGTCCATCTCCTCGGCGGCGACCCCCAGGGGTTCTGGAGCCTGTCCGAGGAGGAGCGCGTGGA